TGCCGTTGTTGCCCACGACAGGCGCAACGCCGACAGCGTAGTAGACCTCGGAAGCCGAAGCCTCGATGATGATCGTCGCGCCATTGGTGTATGGCCCGAAAACCGTCTCGCCGTTGACGACCGTGCCCTCAAGCTGGTTCGTCGTCGGATAGTTGGGAAAGCCCACGACCTCGAAGACTTGGGCCTCAGTGAGGGACTGAACCGCGATGCTCTGCCCTGCGGTGAGCGTAACGGTCGCCGTCCCCTGCGTAGCGATGGTGTTGTAAGACATCTCTCTGTCCTCTGATAAAGGGTGAAGGGGGAGACCGAAGCCTCCCCCAAGCTGTTACGAGCCAGTCTGCTCAAGCAGCAGGATGCCCGACATTTCGGGCTGCTTGTTGACGACACCATAGAGCGTATCGAGGCGATACTTCGTCTTCATGGTGTTGATGTCATACTGCTTCTGCATCACCAGCTCGATGCCCTGATCGGTCGTGCCACGCATCACAGCCGCGCCGCTGTCCGACGGAACCGCATAGCGGCCCGGCAGGATCTCGAGCGCGTCCTTCTGCCAGAACACGTTGATCGGAGCCGCAGCGATGTTCAGGAACACGATGCTCGCCGAGGCATTCGGCGTGACGATCACGTTCTTATACTGCGCTTCGGCGTCCGAACCGCCTTGGTTCGACACGATGGCAGGCGAGATCACAAGCTGCGACGAGCTGAGAACCTGAATGACGCGGAACGTCTTCAGGTTGCCGGTCGACTGCTTGGTGATGTGATGGACAGCCTCGACCCCTGCGATGGTGAAAGCGTCGCCCGCGACGATGCCCGTCGTGTTGGCGGCGATGGTCACCGTCTGATAGCGGTTGTCGACGTTGGAACGCTCGCCCGTCGAAGCAACCGTGGTCGCCGTCGGCACCCAGTAGTTGTTGGCCGAAGCCTGGGTGTCGATGGTCTTCGAGGTGCCCGCCGCAACAGCGATGCGGTTGGCATAGTCCATCTTGTAGGTCTCGAAGCCAGCAACGACGCCGACATACGAACGCTCGTAGGCCGGGGTCGGCTTGCCAGCCATCGTGCCGCGAGCGGCAAGGTTGGCAGCGAGGCCGTTGTAGTCACGCGACGACAGAGCCATGTAGCGGTCGAACATCTGCACGCCCAGCTCGTTGAACGCGGTATCGCACTCAGCGATGGCCGAGTAGCCGAGCGACGAGGCCGAACCGGCCAGATCGACGACGACCGTCGACTGGTTGGCGGCCACGCTCATGATCGACACGTTGATGTCAGAAGCGAGCTTCTGCTTGGCGCTGTCACCGAGACGGCCTTCCTGAAGGGCGTCGCGGAGTTCCATCGCGTCCATGATCCACGGCACCGACTTCTGGAAGCCGAGGGTCGAGGGAACCGCGAGCTGGGTCTGATCGCCGAAGTTCAGCGACTGATCCATGCCGTCAAACGACTGCATGATGTAAGGCATCGGCCGCCAGATGACGTTCCCGGTGCGCTCCATCATGGACATGTCGGTGTTGTAGATGCTGACGTTACGCGACAGCACCAGCGCGTCGTTGAAGCCCTCGAGGATGTTCTCGAAGGCAACGCGCTCCTCTTTGGAGAAACTGTTAGCCATGTTCCTGTTCCTTCATTGGGTTAAGCCTTCGCCTTCTGCCTCTTATACTGGAACACCTTGGTGTAGTTCCCAGTCTTCTCGGCTTCGGCGCGAAGGCGCTCTAGGGTGTTGTCGACCGCCCCTGACGGACGGCCTGTGCCGCTGATCTTGCGCTCGGGCGACACGGGAGCCTTTCGGTTCGAGATCTTCAACTGCGTCTCCAATCTGGCAACCGCGAAGGCGAACTTCACGGGATCGTTGATCGAGGCCAACTCCTTCGCCTTCGATGGGTTCTTGCCCAGAGCATAGACCAGCAGCGCGGGGTTCTCCGCACCCTGCACGATCATGCCCTGCTGCATGACGCTGAGAGTGTCCTGCACGACCTCCTCAGCGAACTCGAAATCGCGCACCTTCAGACCTGCCTTCGCAGACTGATAGCCTTCGAGCTTGCGCTCCCACTCCTGCTGAACGGCCTTCTGTTCAGCCCTCGCGGTTGCCTCGCGCTCGTCGGCCTGGCGCTTTTTCTCGTGCCATGCCCCAAGTTCCTTCTCGAACCGCTCGGTGTCGTAGTCAGCAGCCTCAAGTGTCGGCTTAGGCCCAAGAGGCGCGACCCTCTGCACATGCGTTTCTTTTTGGGCGAGCTTCTGCTCAAGTTCTCTGACGCGACGCTTTTCCTCGCGATAGTTGCGGCGAAGATCACGCACCCAATCAGGCGCGCGCGCTTCCTCTTCTTCTTCCGGGGCTGGCGCATCCCCAATCGAAACGACAACCTCTTCCTCGCCCTCGTCCTCGACCGCCTCAGCCTCTTCGGCCTGCTCGATCTCCTCCTCGAGGAGTTCCTCGATCTCGTCTTCGATCTTTTCTGCCAAGTCGTTCATACGATCCTCGTTCAAGCTCACCCATTACATTGCGCGGCTGGGTGGTTGCCGCATCTCGGGGGCGATGACGCTCTGTAGGGTCTTCGCCGTGTTCACTACATTCGACCGCTCGCTCTGCTGGATGCCGGCAAGCGTCTCAATGGTCTTGGCGCGGGTTTCCTCGGTCCGGGCCAGCGCATAGGCCGTGTCAGCCTGCGCCTTCTGCGCCTTGGCCGCAGCCTCTTCCGCCGCCGCTTGCAGATAGATCGCCTGCGGATCGGGCTGCTGCATCGCCTGCATCTCGGCGAGGATCTTCTCGGCTTCCTGATCGGTCGGCTGGATGACGCCCATCTTGATGAGCCGGTTGCGGAAGTATTTCCGCACATCCGCAATGCCCTCGCCCTCCATGTTCATCATCGCCATCGAGGTTAGCACCTGCTGCGTCTCGGGGTCGGTAGCCAACTGGATCATGCCGATCAACGCGCGCACCGTCGCCTGCCGCTTGGTCTGCGACGACGGCCCGACCTCAACCGTCACATCATACTTCGCGCGGCTCAGGTCGTTCTGATACTCGACCACGCCCGTCTCGGTGTTCAGCATCGGCTTGCCCAGCTCGACCGTGGACAACTCGCCCTGCGAGCCAATGCCCTTCATCTTCCGGCCAGGCTCGACGTAGATGTCGCGCGCCATCGACAGCCAGATCTCGCCGCACCGCTTCACGCCCTTCGCCATGTTCGACATGTAGATGAACGTCTGCATGTCGAGGCGCTGCTGAATCAACTCCACGGCTTTGCCCGAGATGTTCGATACCACCTCCTCGGCGGCGTCGGGCTTGCCCAGAAGGTCGTTCATGTCCTGCTCGGTGATCTGCAACAGCCCAGCCAGCGCAGGCGGGATCTGCGGCGGCTTGGTGTAACCCACCGGGCCACTCAGCACCTCGCCGCCGTTGGCGTCCGTCACCGTGTTCAGCAGCAGGTAGGGGTAGTTCCGCAGGTTGTCCTCGGACCACATGATCTCGTGGCCGGCGACCTGCTCGGGCGTGAAGATCGGCTTTTCGACCGTCGAAAGCGCGCTGATCTCGCCCAGCTTCGAGAGCTGCATGTTCTTCAGCCGCTGCGCGTCCTTCGCCAGCCGCACATGGCCCATGCACCGCTCGACGTTATCGATGAACCATCTCTTTCCATAGACCGGCACAATCGGGATCTGATCGCCCGCGATGTAGCCGCTGTCCTCGAGCACCCTCGATCCGCTCATGATATACTTGCGGACCTTCCGACGCTTCACACGGCGCTGGCGCACCTCAATCGTGCCGACCGCGCCAAGCATCGCCTCAAGCTCGGGGTCTTCCTCGAAATCGCGCTCGGAATACCGCTCCTCCTGCCCGTCGATGGTCTGGAAGATGCGGATCAACTCCGACGCTTCCTCGACGCGGTAGACCTCGGCCACATAGACCACATCAGGCGTCGCCCAGTCGAACTCGACCTGCTCGATCTCCTTCGGCCAGGTCGCAGGGTCGTCGTTCCACTGCTCCTTGTAGGCGTCGGGCGTCATCGCCGTGAGAACGTAGCACAGGCGGCCGTCGCTCTTGTCCTGGCGCTTGGCGTCCAGATCCCAGAACACCGTGCTGTCGGCGTCGTAGATCGGCTCGATCCTGATCCGCTGCTTCTCGTTCTCTTCGTCGTATTCGTCCTCGTAGACCGCACGCACGCGGAAGGCCCCGAAGCCGCCGCCGACCGCCTCCTCGAAGGCGTTGTCATAGGCCTCGTCCGCGCCGCTGTCTTCCTCGTCGGCCCGGAAAAGCGCATCGCACACATCGGCCAGCTCGTCGTCGGCGTCGCCGTCCTTGCTGACGAAATCGACCGTGATGCGGTTGTTTCGATATTCATTGATGATCCGCATCACCGAGAGGTTGATCTTGTTGACCTCAAACTTCGGCTTGTTCTGATATTGCTCGGTCAAACGGCCTTCCCATTGCGCCCCGGCGATGGAGTAAAACCGACGATCCTCAAGGCACTGCAAACGCTCGTCGCGCATGGTGCTTTGTATCTTCTCAAACTCAGCGCGCGCTTCAGCGTGGACATTTGCCAGCCGCTGCTCTCGGGTCATGCGGGCCAATGGATGCAGCCTTTCAGCAGATATTCCGGCGCAATATACGACAGATCGCTGTCGCTGGCAATCACCGTGCCATCGGCATCAGGACAGGCACAGGCCTGGCCTTGGGCTTCTCGCTTGTGGATGCGCGGCGCGCGCCCTCGCAGGCATAGCGGAGAGCGTCGATGACATGGTTCTGCCTGTCCTCGAGTAATGGCAGAAC